AGAAGGCAATAGTGGATCGTATTAAGAACTTTAGATCATTGATGGAGAAGAAGAATACATATGAGCGCGCTTTGTCAAATTTAATTGTGGAAAAAGAGAGAAGCAGTTCTACACTTAAAGATATTAACGGCAAGATTTCGTTGCTAGAAGATAAGAAGAAGAAGTATTACGAGAACGAGAAGATGGCAGAGGAAATTGGAAAACTTGAAAAGAAGCGTAGAACATTTGAAAAAGATTTATCTACTTCTAAAAAGAGTTTGAAAGGTTGCGAAGACAAGATGTACGAACTCATGGAAAGTAGAGGAAGTTGTGAGCAGCGCATTTTGTTTTTGAGTGAACGCATTGAAGAGCGCAAGCAATTACGCAGCCAATATACTGCCTACGATTTATTCAAGGCATGCATGGATAGTAACGGCATTGGATCGGACATTATTAAAAAGTGCCTTCCTTTGATTAATGAAGAGATTGCTAAGATTTTGGTGGATATTGTTCCCTTCGAGATCTTCTTTGAAATTGAAGAAAGGAAGTTGGAAATATATATTCGCCACCCCAAGCACGAACCTCGCTTGATAGAGATGGCTAGTGGTGCCGAAAAGACAATTGCTGCAATGGCAATACGATTGGCGCTCACAAAAATAGGCAATTTACCAACTAGCGATATATTTATATTAGACGAACCCGCAACTGCGCTAGACTCAGAAAATATGGATGGATTTATTTCTATATTAGAAATGTTAAAAAATCAATTTAAAACTGTTATACTTATATCTCATTTAGATACTTTAAAGGAATGTGTGGATAGCGAGATTGTTATTGACAAAAAGAACGGGTTCGCCCACGTTGCAATATAGGAGAAAATTATGCCAGCGAAAACAACAAAAATAGAAAGAAAAGATCCCAAGGGAGTCATTGATATTGGACTTGCCAAGGTAGTAAGTAGGAAACTTTTAGTGTGGGGCACCGCGACAGCGGCACTGTTCTTTGGCGTCGTACCAGCCCAAGAATGGTTGCAGGTATGTTTGCTCTATATTGGTTCCCAAGCGGCAGTTGATATCGTGACCGCATATAAGAGGGCGTAATGATTCAGTGGATAGCATTTAAAGCATTTGTGAAAAAAGCATATGTGTGGATTAAAAATTATTGGTATGTACCCCTCAGTATACTGTGGGCGATTATAACATGGTTTTTCTTTCGCCAAAAGGCAGCGATGATGGTGGATAATCTTAAGGAAACGCGCAAAGCGCACAAAAAAGAGATTGAGATCATAAACACTTCTAAAGAAGAGGAAGTGAAAACCATTAAGGAAAAAGTTGATAAGCATATAAAAAATGTTAAGGAAGCAGAAGACAGGTTTAATACTAGAAGTGAAGACATATCTAAGAGAACTGATGAGCGCGCCGAAGAGTTAAAGAAGATGGATAATGAAATACTCGCTAAGGAGTTGAAGAAGATGATGGGGAAGAAGAAATGAAATTTATAGCACTATGTATGGTTGGGTTCTTTTCGTTTGCCTCTTTTGCTCAAGAAATTGTTCCCGTTAACAAAGGAGAGTCTGCACCTTTTGATGGGGTTCTTTTAGATAAAGAAGCAGCAGCGAAAATTATCTCCTCCGATGAGGTGAGCGCAGAAGAGTGCGCCAACAAAACAGAATATGCTGTATCTAAAGGAACTAATGCCTGTGTGCTCAAGAAAGATATTGCCGAATCGTCCTTGAGGATTGAGCGGGAAACCAATAAAAAATTGATTATTCTTAAAAATCAAGAAATAGACCGTCTTAATGAAAAGTTAGAAAAAGTGGGCGTCGACTGGGGACCGTTATGGTTTGCAGGAGGTTCGGCCGTGGGAGTGGTAATGTCATTAACTATCTTTTATCTAGCAATTCAAACTGTGCAAGCGGAGCCTTTACAGTGAGTCAAGAGTATGACAAGATTGCAAAGATTGAACAGGCGATTAAGAAGAAATATGGGGAGGAGGCGATCAAGAATCCGCTTTCAAATTGGGATCCAGATAAAGAAAAAGAATATATTGAGCAGATCAAAGAGGTTTCCAAGAACGAGAAAACAAAGACGAAGAGAGAGAAGGAATATTACAATGGTTTTTTAATGGATAAAAAACTACTTACTAGAGATAATAACTCTGTGTGTCCCATTTGTAATGTTTATTCTTTTAGTGTGCGAGACGATGTGTATTTTAATAAGTGGGAGTGTTGTTTCGCATGTTATGTGCAATGGGTAGAAAATCGAGAAGAGCGCTGGACACACGGATGGCGCCCAGGAGTAGAGGATAGAAATGGTAAGCGAGAGGGTGGATGAATTGATCAAGATGGTATCTCTTTTAAAGAGAGACGCTGAGAAGTGTGACAGTGGAAATGTGTCTGCGGGTACACGAGTAAGAAAAGATTTAATGCGTCTGATTAGGGACATGAAAGAACTTCGCCAATCTGTTTTGGAACAACGAAAGGAGAAAGTATAATGGCAACTGCGGAAGAAATTGTAAGAGGATTATCACAAGTGCTGGCCGATTCCTATGACGGCGCAGCGGATGAAAAGGGCAAAGCGCTGGAGATGGGACTTAAAAGGGGAGCCTTTGATGCTAACATTACCGACAAAAGGGTAAATGACGGGTTCGGACTTTCGGTGAACGGGAGCATTCTGATCGTTAAATACCAGGGCGAAGTGAGTCTGAAAGAGATTAAAGATAAAAATTTCGAATCTGATATGGGGCAGACGTTGGCAGACGTCCTCAAATTTATTAAGAAGAAATTTAAGAGCATCACGGGCAATGCATTAAAGTGCAAACCTCTCGGAGATATGGATTATAGTGTTCAATCTACGAGCCGAGTAAGGACATGGGTGGAGGCCCAAGCACGCTATCAGTTGGAAGGAATGGATGGTGTGGTTAATGGATATGATGCACCCACCGGCGAAGAACTGTTAGATAAGTCGATTAAAGCTTTTCTAGGAATGGGCAAGAAAGATTGGGGTGCTAAAAAACCCGAAAACGTGACTCGTAAAAAGGAGAAGTAAGATGGACATTTCCAAAGATCGCATAAAGCAAATTATCCAAGAAGAAATTAGTGATATCTATAGCACTCGCGTCTATGGAACTCGCGAAGAAGAAGATAATGGGGATCATCCAGAGATAGACGATGATGATTATGAATGGGCGAGTGTCAAAGCGCATCTTAGAAAAATTCACGACCTCTCGAAAACTATTGATGACAGGATGACCGATCCTGACGATGTTGAAGAGTGGATCCAGGAAAAAGTGGCAGTCATTTCGGCAATGCTTCACAGCATTAACCACTACCAGGAAGAAGAAAAGGTAAGAAGTAGTTAGTAAAATGTCATGGTGTATAATATTTCTAAAAATGAAATTAAGAAAGAGATTACCAAGTGTGGGAAAGATCCTGTCTACTTTTTAAATAATTATGCCAAGATATCCCACCCAGATAAGGGACTTATACCCTTTAACACGTATGATTTCCAAACCGAACTTCTAAAAAACTTCAACGACTATCGTTTTAATGTAATTCTCAAGGCGCGCCAATTAGGTATTTCCACCATCACAGCGGGGTATGTGGCGTGGTTAATGTTGTTCAGGCGTGAAAAGAACATTTTAGTGGTGGCAACTAAATTTTCAACTGCTGCCAATTTGGTAAAGAAAGTAAAGGCGCTCATAAAAAACATGCCCGACTGGATTAAGATCTCAGACATCAGCGTGGATAACCGAACCGCTTTCGAACTTACTAACGGTTCACAAATCAAAGCATCAACTACGTCTGCGGATGCTGGTCGTTCGGAGGCACTTTCATTGTTGGTAGTAGACGAAGCTGCCCACGTCCCAGAGTTAGAAGAGATGTGGAAATCATTATATCCCACCCTATCAACGGGTGGTCGATGCATCGCCCTTTCTACTCCCAATGGAGTGGGAAATTGGTTCCATCAGACATATGTAGATGCCCAGGAAGGAAGAAATAGTTTTTTCACCACTAAATTACCGTGGCACGTACACCCAGATCGCGATGAGGAATGGTTTGACAAGGAAACTCAAAACATGTCCCGTCGAGACATCGCTCAGGAGTTAGAGTGTAATTTTAATATGTCGGGAGAAACGGTTATACATCCAGCCGACATACAAAAGATGTTGTCTCTAGTAAGAGATCCTAAGCATCGAACTGGATTCGATAGGAATTACCACATTTGGGAGGAGTTCCAAGCAGGTTCGGAGTATTTGTTGGTGGCAGATGTTGCGCGTGGAGACGGCAAAGATTACTCCGTTTTCCACGTCGTGAAATTAAACACGATGGAAGTGGTGGCCGAGTACCAAGGTAAACCAAGTCTAGATATGTTTGCAACTTTACTCAATTCGGCAGGTCGTGAATACAGCGATTGTATGCTGGTGGTTGAAAACAACAATATTGGATTTAGTGTTTTGGAGAAGTTAATTGAGATGGAGTATCCAAACCTTTATCACTCTATTAAGTCTACTCATGAGTATGTAGATCAACTCACTGCCGAGGGGAAGAATAGTGCGGTACCGGGATTTACTACTTCGGGGAAAACTCGACCCCTTATTGTGGCAAAATTAGAAGAATTTATAAGAAACAAACTCCTGACTGTTTATTCCTCCCGCACCTTAAGCGAACTGAAGACTTTTGTATGGCACAACGGGCGCCCTCAAGCAATGCGAGGATATAATGATGATTTAGTTATGAGTCTAGCAATTGCTTGTTGGGTAAGGGATACAGTCATCACTACATCCAAGAGGGACGTGAAATATACTGAGGCGATACTTAATAGCATGGTCTACGCAAAGACGAGTTTGAATACAACTATTCCCGGACAGCACGGATTTAAAAAAGACGAAATGTATGATAAGATACAACAAGAGAAGATAAGCCAGGCTGAGTTTATGTGGCTTTATAAAGGATAGAGAATGGCAGATAACAATCCAAGAAATGAACAATCCAACCTTTTTAAGAAATTAACAAGGTTATTTTCAGGTCCAATTATTAATCGACGTTCGCAGGGATATCGTGCGCAGCGTAGGCAAGAATTAGATAAGTATAGATTTAAATCCGCGAGTGGACAAAACTTTAAAAAATCTCAATATAATCCTTTTGAAAGTTTGGGGACTAATTTTATGTCCCAAAACCGCCGGAATGAGCGATACATAGATTTTGACCAGATGGAGTACACTCCTGAATTAGCATCCGCGCTAGACATTTACGCTGACGAAATGACTACTTCTACCTCGTTAGAGAAGATGCTCACAGTGAAGTGTCCCAACGAAGAACTTAGAGACGTTCTTGAAACCCTATATCACAATATATTGAATATAGATTTTAATTTATTTGGGTGGTGCCGCACGATGTGTAAGTATGGGGATTTTTTCCTCTATTTAGATATTGACGAAGGCATCGGTATTAAGAGTGTAGTAGGGTTGCCGGCAGCAGAGATAGAGCGCATGGAAGGGGAAGATCCTACTAACCCCAACTATATCCAGTATCAGTGGAATAGCGGTGGCCTTACTTTTGAGAATTGGCAAGTAGCCCATTTCAGGGTGCTGGGGAATGATAAATATGCTCCTTATGGAACTGCTATTCTTGATCCTGCACGTCGCATTTGGAGGCAATTGATTTTATTGGAAGACGCGATGATGGCATATCGCGTGGTGAGATCTCCTGAACGACGAGTTTTCTACATTGATGTTGGCGCAATTGCTCCTGAAGATGTGGAACAATATATGCAGAAGATCATTACTCAAATGAAGCGCAATCAGGTTGTGGATCAAGAAACGGGTAGGGTAGATTTAAGGTACAATCCGTTGAGTATCGAGGAAGATTATTTCCTCCCCGTTCGCGGATCACAAACGTCTACGCGCATTGAACCTCTCCCTGGAGGCACTTATACTGGCGATATTGATGATGTTAAATATTTGAGAGATAAGCTTTTTTCTGCGATCAAAATACCTGCTTCTTATTTATCGAGCGCTGAAGATACGGCCGAAGATAAGACGACCCTTGCACAGAAGGATATTCGATTTGCGCGCACCATTCAAAGACTCCAACGTGCGGTATTATCGGAATTAGAAAAGGTAGGGATTATCCATCTTTATACTCTTGGTTTCCGAGGAGATGATTTAATTTCTTTTGAGTTGTCCTTAAATAATCCCTCCAAGTTGGCAGTTCTTCAAGAGTTAGAAACGTGGGGTACAAAATTTGACACAGCAGCGAATGCAACAGAGGGTTATTTTTCGAAGCGATGGGTGTCTCAAAATGTTTTGGGAATGTCAGACGCAGAATTTCTGCGCAACCAACGTGAGATGTTTTATGATAGGAAGCATCAATCTCTCCTGGATACTGCCGCTGAAATGGCATCCGAAGAAGCGAGTGCTGCCGCCGGCGGTGGCATGGGAGGCGAAGATCTTGGTGGCGACCTTGGTGGCGATCTTGGTGGAGAAGATCTTGGCGGCGATCTTGGCGGCGAAGACCTTGGTGGCGAAGACCTTGGCGGTGAAGACCTTGGTGGAGAAGAAGGGGGTGGAGAAGAAGATATACTTCTGGCTGAACCTCCTGCTAAGAGAAGTGATGATGTGCGGCATTACGCCAAAAGCACTTACACTCCTACCAAGCGAGACAATCGATCCCATTCCGGACCTCGCAAGAAACAATATGGAGGGGAGTCCAATATGGAAAAGAGAGGCGTAGCAAAGCGCGCTGTCTTTCCAGGCGATACAACCGCAGATGCATTTAACTCCCTTGCAAAAGGTATTTATACTGAATCCGTTGATAATTATAATGAGGAAGAAGAAAGAGTTTTTAAAATCAGCAAGTCTCAAAACGATGTGAAGTTGCTTATCGAGCAAATGGAGAAAAGACACCATGAGGAAAAGGAAGTACAAGAGTAGACACAATAAGAAAAGAAACACCGCTTTTCTTTACGAGGTACTGGTCCAAGAAATTACACGTAGTGTGATTGGAAAGGACGAAGAAAGAAAAAAGAAAGCACTAGGTATTTGCCGAGGATTTTTTAATAAACACTCTCTCCTTTACAGGGAAAGGGAAGTATATAAATCATTGTTGGCGGCCGAAGGTCTAGAGAGGCACTTTGTAGAGAAGATCGTCGAGGAATCTAAAAAGGAATATGGATGCCTAGACAAGAAAGAGATTTTTAACGTCCAGACAAAACTCATCAATGAAATCAATACGCGCTTAAATCCTGAAGTGTTGAATTATTTCGTTCCCCACTATAAGAATCTTGCTACAATTGCTCAAATTCTTAATAAAGAGTTACCTGTGAAAGAGCGCATCCTCCTGGAAGATAAATTCGTAGGGGATGTGACAGCGACGGATCCCATTAAAGACTCGATGGAACCAACCGATAATTTGGTATATAAAACTTTTGTTGAAAATTATAATAAAAAATATGAGAGTACGTTGTTGGAGGAGCAAAAAGAAATTATCACTCGCCACGCGATTGCCTTTAGCGACAACGGGGTGTCTCTGAAGATATTCTTAAATGAAGAGATCGGCAGACTTAAAAGTATTCTAGACACGTCCAAAGAAATGGACTTCTTCCAAGAAGACGCGGACATGAAAGTTAAACTCCAAGAAGTGTATGCCATACTCGATTCTTATAAAGAAAAAGAGAATATTCTAGAAGATGATATTATCAGATTGCTAGAGGTTCAATCTTTAGCGAGGGAGATAGGTTCCTAATGGCGATCAAAATTAACATTGAAGACGAGTCGGTCACACCACCCCCAGAATCTGATATCAAACTTATCGTAAAAGATGAGAGAGACATGTCTCCTCTAAAGATGAATTTGGAGATTAGAAAGTCGATTGATGGGAGTCTTATGATTTTCGATCATCCCCACATGGATATTGTTGTAGTCCCCCAGGCACGGAAAATAGTTGCCTTTGCCAAGGGTGCTTATAGTGAAGAGGTATATGCTGCTCAAAGTCGTTTGCTGGAGCATCTTACTCGTGCGGGGATCCTCTCTAGAGAGAGCATACAAGCGGGAAATGTTTACGGTGCATTAGAGGGTGCATTCCTCGAATCAAAAAATGCGGACTTACCAGTCATAGATTTGTCGGTTCTTTCGATTGGGAAGTTTATTGAGAAAGAGAAACCAGAATATATTTTTCAAGACGCCTATGAACAGGAGGTGGAAGATATGTATGTCGAACCTTCCAATTTAGATAGCACTCCGCTGGGGAAGGTGCCGCAGTCCGACAACAAAGGCGGCATTCAAGCTTATGATGTGCGAAGATACTTAGCGGGTATTTAGTGAATTTAATACATTTTATTTTAATATGTTTTGGCATAACACAAATTTTATGCTTTGGCACCATATTTGATTCTATTCGACCCAAATATCATTTTTTTCACTGTCCAATGTGTATTGGATTTTGGGTTGGATTTTTTGTATGGGCGTTAAGTCCTTATACCGAACTATTTATATTTGATTATAGTTTGACTACTGGATTTTTTCTAGCAGCATTGAGTTCGGGAACTAGTTATATAATCAATATGGTGTTTTCTGATACTGGGATCCAGGTCGGATTAAACCCAGCGGAGGTGGAAGATGTCACTCGTAACAATTAAATGGTTTTTACCAGTTGTTCGCATGTGCTGTAAGGGCAAGTAACTCGCGCAGGTGACGCCTGCTGCATATATTTGAAAGAGGAGATATATGATGAACTTAAAAATAACTAAATCCAACCTGATGAAGATCATCCAGGAAGAGGTGAGTGCAGTTTTGGGTGAAAAAGAGGAACCGCGAGGCGACTTTATCTTTCC